TATGAAAACACTATAGACTTATCAAATCCTATAACTATATCTTGACATAATAGTCTCTCAACTCTCGACCTGGGAGGACTGATAGGGATAAATGATTCGTGGTTTAGGAGTAGAATTCCTATATTTAAAGGAGATGTTGAAACGTTAGTAGTATCAGGAATATATGGAATAACACCTGAGTCTATTAACAATCCTATAAATGGCTATGGAATTTTATCCGTATTTTCGGTTGGAAACGAATCACGGGTTATGTACTTACTAATATCAGTAAATGGAGCGACATTTATTAGGGTGAAGTATGATAATAGTGATAGTAAGTGGAAAAAATTAAGTTTGGCTTCCTAGACTAAATTTGCTCTAGAAGTAATTGGCGAACCGTATCTTTGACATGGATTAAAACGGGTGGTCCGGTACAAGCCGGTGCCACCCGTTTTTTTATGTCAAAAATCAAGATTAATAGCATCACTTGGAATTGATTCCACTGTTTCTAAAGAGGAACTGTATAGTTGGGTCATCGGGGCAAATAAGATATTAGCATATTGAGCCATTTCAACAAATAATGATATTGAGTTTGTTTCCTGTATGTAGGAAATCGATGATATATATCCTTTTACTCCATTAATGAGCTTACAAAAAACTTTGGTTTCGTTCCATATCATCACAGAAACAGCTATTGTAGAAACAGAACCACTAGTGCTACCTACATATAGAAAACCATTAACCCATTCACCGGGTGAACTTATATTACATTTTAAACGACAATGCAAATTATTGATTTTAGCAATATTTCTGCACACTTGATTTTTGGGCATTAGTCCATCTTTTGTCGGTGTTGTAACACCAATCAGTCCTCCCAGAAGTAGTTATCTGAGATCTTATATGTAATAAAACACAAAAGTTCCATAGTTAATGGCTGTTAGATTCTTTATTAAAATGTTACCGTTGTCAGACTCTTTATAAATAGCTATTTTCCCACTATTAGAAGATTTATTGGTTGTAAAATAATTATCGATATTCTGTGTTATTAGCATTATATTAGATGATCCTGAATTGCAAAAAAACACACATGATGCAGATGTTGTATTAATTTTAAAATGTATTAATCCTGTATTCGCACCAGTATCTATTATCTCATTTGCTCCAAGATTCATTTCCTTATATTTTACCAATCTATTTTCCAGCAGTCCTCCCAGCTCTGAAAAATCGTTATTTTTTTGTCAAGATATAGAGATTACTTTCAAATAAGACGGAAGTGTTTCAACTGTTTTACTATCTAGATCTATCGATTCTCTTGATTGAATAATAAATTCTGATCCATCTCCGTCTAGACCTATCAAGCCTAACCATAACTCATACATATTTGTTTCTGGATTACTGCCAAGATACAATTTAACATTGTCGTTGTTGCCAAAAAATCTAGTAACAGATATTAGTTCATTTCCTTTCCAGTCTATAGCTATTAATGATCCAAGATTGGATGCAGGAGAAGCGCCAAATATCAATGCGACATAATGATTGTACCAATATTTACTTTCAACTAATTTTGTGTATCCTTTAAAAAAACGTCTTCCCAGTCTTTTTTTATCTTCGACCGACATTAATCCGTTCTTTTCCGCATTAGCAACACCGATCAGTTCTCCCAGGTCGTTCCATGAAGAATATCTATGTTATAATTGTTACTTTAATTTTAGCCCATTTATTGAAAGTAGTTCCATCGTTACCAATAGACCGAATATATATGTATGGATCTGCATTAAAATTGTCAGGAACAAAATACTGAGATCCAAAAAAGCCAGAGTTTGCCACAAGTAACGTTCCAAACTTATATGCTCCTGTAGGGAAGTTATTGGTTGTGGAATCGTCCACATTATAAGCTCCGGCTATAGCTGTGTTGCAGTCTTTTATTGCAAACCGTCTTCTTATCCACGTATCATTTATCCCGATGAGTTCTCCCAGGTCGGTTACGAAGTAAATTTTATGTCAATTATTACTGTGAATTATTATCTTAGGATCTTCCCAAGTTGAAACGTCTGGATAATTCCTTTTTCTAAATATTAATGTTCCGTCTATTGCTATTCCGAAGATGAAAACAGCATCTTCTAATTGTTTTATAACCAATCCTTGAACGACATTACCGTAGAATCCTTCTCCAGCAAAAGCATTGAAATTGGAAACGAAAGGTTGAATTGTTTTTATAGGCATTTCATTTACAAAATCCGTAAATTCACTCCATGAAGAAAACGATTTTGTTCCCTTCGGATTTCCCAAAAGTTCTCCCAGAAGGATTTGTATCAATGACTTTTGTATTACAATATTATTTTAAATGTTTGTTGGTCTATATATCGTTTATTCTGTTCTTTTTTTCATATAATGATTCTTTTTTAAATATTTGTTATAGCTTTGCTATGACAATTAATAATGTTTTTTTCATTTATTAATTTTTGAATGCCGTGAGGTATTTTAATTAATAAAAAGATTTGTGTATGGAATTGGGCAGGATTGGCGAATCCTGCCTTTTTGATACCGTACTTCAACTACATAATAATTTGGGCAAAACAAAATTTATATATAACTTTGTAGCATCTATATTGAATTAAACATTATTCTAAATCACTAAAAGAGTTTACTGATAAAAATGTCTAGATGCTATCGTTCGTGATGAATAATGGCATCTTTTTTACAAATGTTTTTTTTCACAGACCATTTTTTTATAGATATTATACATCTTTACTTGCGAAAGTGGGGGTGTATTTTTTATTGGCTAAATTTTGCAGCTTGGAACAGAGGATGCATCTTTGCGGAAAAATGGATAAAATCAGATACCGTCTTGTATATAACCGCCAGAACACACTTAACAGGCAGGGCACGGCTCTTGTACAGGTTGAAGCCTATTTGAACCAAAGGAAAATCTACTTGAAGACCAATGTTTACCTCAAACCGGAATGCTGGAGCCGTGAGGGGGC